CAAATTGGGAAGAGGTAGCATAAAATATGGCAACTTATGTAAATGATTTAAGGTTAAAAGAAATAGCGACAGGTGACGAGTCAGGTACCTGGGGAACTTCTACGAACACTAATTTAGAGCTTATTGCAGAGGCTTTTAGCTTTGGTACAGAGGCAATAACTACTAACGCAGACACACACACTACAACGATAGCAGACGGATCAACAGATCCAGGTAGATCAATTTACTTAAAATATACAGGTACACTTGATTCAGCTTGTACTATTACTATAGGCCCAAACACCGTATCTAAGCTTTGGTTTATAGAAAACGGCACTAGCGGTTCACAAAACATAATTATCTCGCAAGGTAGTGGTGCTAATGTAACTGTACCAGCAGGAGAAGTAAAAGCTATTTATTCTGATGGTGCTGGCTCTGGTGCAGCTATGGTAGATGCGTTTGCTGGACTTAAGGTATCAGATGCCGCACAAACAAATATTACAAGTCTTGGAACTCTTACAACACTTACAGTAGATGATATTACTATAGATGGCTCTACTATTTCTGATGGTGCTGATTTAACACTAGATGTTGGTGGAGATAT